CAAAGTGCTTCAAGTGTTGGTGCTAACACCTAATAGTTGAAGTATAAATGATAGTATGGATGCAGGTTGAAATATACTTGCATCCATTATCAATATCTTGTATTGGAGAAACAAGTGCTGGCAGATATCAAGTGTAATGAATGTGGAAATGTCGAAGAACGTTTCTGGCAACGCGAGCAACCTCACTGCTCTAAATGTGGAGGACAAACAACAAAATTGATTTCCTCAAATTGGGCATTCAATTTCAAAGACGGAAGAGGAACTGATATGGGTTTGACTACAAGCTTTCCTTCTTCTTACAAACAAATCAAACGAGGTTGAACATGGCAAGAATAAAACCTGTAGAGCAAGTTATCGAAGACCCAGTTATTGAAGAACCTGTTCAACTTTACAAAGTATTAGTTGATATCAAGGGTTTGGTCAATAACATTCAATACGACCTAAAAGCTGGAAGTGAAGTTGTTCTTGATGAAACTGCAGTTTGGATATTCAAAGACAAGGTTAGAGCAATATGATAGTTGAAGACGGAACAGGCGTTACAAACTCAAACTCATACGTATCATTAGTTGATGCGGATGCTTATCACCTTTTATATGACAATACTAATTGGGCAGGTGATAATACTCTAAAAGAAACTGCACTAATACTTGCAACTCAAGCAGTCGATTTGTTATATGGCGACAGATATCAAAGCTTGAAGTATGATAGCGGAAGTAATTTACTTTGGCCACGTTATTCATTTGTTGATACTTATGGCAATTTACATTCAAACTCTATTCCTCAAGTTTTGAAGAATGCAGTATGTGAAATTGCTCTAATGCATTTGAATGGTGATGATATTGTTCCATCATATAATACTGATAGTAGTTTATCTGAAAACACTGTGATTATTGGAGAACTTGAATTTGTTTCAAAATATCGTAGTGCAATTGAAAGTGAAACATATTCCGGTTATCACAAAATTGAATTGTTTTTGAAACCTATTTTGATGTCTAAAACTAAAACACTTTCAATGCACTTATAATAAGGACAATAATGTATAGTTTTCAGTTCATTACAAATCAAGTTCAGAAAAACATTCAAAAGTATGGACAACCTGTAAAAGTAGTCAATACTGCTGGTGTTTCTATTTCAACTCATGGAGTTTTTGGAAAAATTGAACATACTGATTTGAATAATGCAGAAACTGGACATATTACTATTCAAACTTATGTTTTGTATGTTGCTTATATCAAAAATCAACCTGAAGTTGGTGGAACAGTAATTATCAATAAGGTTGAATATGGCATCAATAAAGTTGAAATCTATCAGCCAAATAATACTGCCATTGCTTATAAACTTGAATTGGTGTTAGCATAATGAGTTACAAACTTATTCATACTTCTCTTGATACTCAACTTCAAACAGTAACTGGATTACCAACGTTACAAATTGAAAATACAAGAAAAGGTAATGACAAACGAACAAAAGAATGGACAAGAAGCACACTTCTTCCAACTAAAACTTCAATTGAAACATTAGGACCTCTTGGTTATAACAAACTAAAAGGTTTATATCAAATTGATATTTTTTATCCTGAAGATGCGTCTTATGGTGATACATTTGATATGGCTGAATTAGTATTGGCAAAGTTTATAATTGGTGACAATTTGAATGGAATAAATATCCTCAATAGTTATATGATAGCATCACAAGGTGTTCCAGGTAGTATTAGTATTACAGGAAATGTAACAGTTCCGGGATATTATAAAGCAATCGTAATGGTTGAGTGGGAATACTTCATAAACCGATTACCAATAACCTAATTTTTAGAGGCATAAAATGATTATAGACAATCTTGAGGTAAAAGAACAGGGTGACAAATATATTGTTACCGAACCTGAAACAAATCGTTCATTTGGTATTTTTACTGATACACTTGAAACTGATAGCTATTGGTTTTGCTCAGTCAATACACTGGAACAAATTCAACAGTTCATTGAAACTGAAAAACAACTTATTGTCGAACTAAACAAAAAATAATGGATATTGAATTACCTCCAGAGGAAATAGCTCCATTTTTTGAAAGAGATTTTATTCGAATTGAAAAAGAATTGCTCGAAGAAATCAAAAAATCTTGTGAAGAAAGAACACCTGTTGCATCAGGTCGTTTGAAAAACAGTTGGAAGATTGAAGGTAATTCAGTTATAAACGATGTGCCATATGCTGGAATTGTTGAAGAAGGTTCATCTTCTCACAGACCTGTTGGTATGGTAGCAACAACATTATTAGATGTCGATAATATGTTGGAAGAAATAAATAATCACTAACACACCAAACCTTTATTGAGGAATAATCAATGGCAACAGCATTAGGCTCACAAACTCAGATTGGATATATCACTGAAACTGTAGCGGGAACTACACCTGCAACACCTTCAATCTATTACATTCCAGTCAAATCAAATTCACTCAACTATGTTCGTGGAGACATCAAAGATAATTTGATTGTTGCTCATAGACAAGCAGTTGATAGTCAGCAAGGTAACATTTCAATCAATGGCGAAATTGATACTGATGTATTTGCATTAGGTGCAACTCCATCAGGACATCAAGGTTTTGACCCATTTTATGAAAGTGTTTTCGGTGCAGCTTGGACTTCAAACGTTCTAAAGTTTCCTACATCAGGAATTACACCAAAAACATTTACAATCGAAAAGAAAATTACAACTGATGGTGGAACATCTCAATACTTCAGAACAAAAGGTATGACTTGCCATTCGTTCAGTATTACTTCTACTGCTGCAGCTAATGACCCAATCGGTATCAAATTTTCATTCGCTGGTCTTGACCAAGATACACTTGCAACAACTCCAATTACTGGACTTGTAACAACTAATGCAACTTTCCCATCAACTCCAACTTTGATTACTAATGTCAATACTGGAAACTGGGTAAAAATTGATACTGTTGCTGCAACTAATGTAACTGCATGGACACTTGATGTCAAAAACACTGCAAATTACAACTATGTTTTGAATAACCCAGCTGCTAATAGCATTACTTATGGTGATGTTGAAATATCTGGTTCAATAACATTCTTGTTTCAATCAGTGACTGAATATAACTACTTTATTGCTAACGCTTATAAAGTTGTAGAGTTCAAATTGGCTGATAATGTTCCAAAATCATATACATTTTTGATGTCAAAAGTCAAATTTACTGGCGCAACACAAACTATTCCTAATGCAGGAACATTATTAGTGACTTTACCTTTTAGAGCTCACTTCAATACTACTGACAATAGTGCATTAGTTATTACACGCGCATAATAACATTCAAATAAACGGAGAAAAACTATGGCTTCAATTGTTGTAAGACAACTAAAACCACAAGCTGGGACATTACGAATTACTCATCCATTTCTAACTAAGAAAGTTGAAAAACTTGATGATAAAGGAAATGTTGTAATGGTGGAAAAGAAAAGGCTTATTCTTGACGAAAATGAAAAACCCGTTGAGGAAACTTATGAAGAACCTCTAATAATTGATGTTCCAGTTGATACTTTTGATTTACCTGATGGAACTCAAGGACCACTTGAGCTTTATATTGTGGGTCGTAACTCACCGCAATGGTTAGAGTTTATGAAGAAAATCAAAAGTTCTGCTCAAAAAGAGTATGTTGATATTTTTAGTTTGATTGAAAAAGAAGGAAAAGAATTTGTTGCATCAATGATTGTTGGATGGTTAGACAATGGTGCAATTGATACTCCATACTCAAATGAAGCTGCAGTTGAAATCTTGTCAAATCCAGAAAATTTGTGGATTGTTGAACAAATTCAAAAGTTCATTATTGACGAGCGCAATTTTTTTTTGAAGATGTAGAAAAACTAAAAGAATATATCAAGTGGGTTGCTCGAATAGACACTCCACTTGATAGTTCTGGCATTACACTAAGACAACAATATCATCTTATTGAACAACGAGGTGGTAAAACACCCCTCTCAGATAGACCCACCTTTCCTGAACATCTCAACGACCTCGCAAATCGTTTCTGGGATATGATGTATTTCAAGCATCACCTTGATGAATACTACTCTCTTCAAGAAGTTTCAAACTATATGAAATTGTTTGAAATCAACATAGATGCAATTGAACTTCGCATTCTTCTTTCGTTAGACAAAAACTATACTAACGAAATAAATCAAATACTTCAACAATCAAAATCACAACCTTCAACCTCGGAATAAAGTATGGCAAATATAGCATCAACAATTACAATTTCAGCCAACGCGGCAGGTGTTGGTGCTGCAACAATGGTTATCAAAGAACTTGGCGCAGCAATTATCGAAAGTGTAGTTGCAGAAGACAGAATGAAAATGACGATGGAAGCTGCATCAGGGAGTGCTGTATTAGCGTCAAGAGATTTAGGATATGTAAGAGATGTTGCTCAGAAAATGGGACAAGATTTATTTGCTACTGCAGATGGTTTTGTAAAACTTACAGCAGCAACAAGAGGAACTTCTCTTGAAGGTGAAAATACTCGAAAAATGTTTGAGGCTCTTACTGCCGCAAATGCTAAACTTGGTGGTTCTTCTCAACAATTAGAAGGTATGTTGAGAGCTGTATCTCAAATGGTGAATAAAGGTGTAGTTTCAATGGAAGAACTTCGCCAACAATTAGGCGAACATTTACCAGGTGCAATGCGAATTGCTGCTGATAGTATGAATATGCCACTTGAAAAATTGATAAAACTTATTTCAACTGGACAATTAGCAACTGAAGAGTTTTTCAATCCTTTTGCTGAAGGTTTAGATAAAGCTTTCAATAATGGAAAATTTGAAACAGCTGGTCAGAGTGTTCAAAGATTGAAAAATGAATGGACAATGTTTGTTCAAGATATTACAGATAGTTCTTGGGTAAAAGACTCTGCTGATAATTTATCAAAGTTTTTAGCTGATTTGAGAGGAACAAGCGAAGAAGTAAAAGAAATAACGCTTCAACAAAGTGGCAAACATTTAGGTGAAGCTATGGTTGATAGAGGAATGTCTGTGCTTAGCAATCTTGTTCCAAGTGCAACCGATGTTCGTGAATATCTTCAAATGTATAATCGTATAGTTTATGGTGAAATAAACGAAACAAAAGAAGAACTTGTTAGAAAAATAAATGACCTCTATGACCAAATTGATGCTGCAAGAGAATTCGGATGGAAGGATGACTCGAAGGTAATTTCAAATATGAAAAAGGAACTTGATAAAAGAGTTGAACTTTATTCAAAATATTGGGATGCAGTAATTGAAAGTGATAAGGCTGGTGCTGATAGAGAACTTGTTGCTCAGGGAGAACTTCAAGAAAAGAAAATTGCAAGTGTTGAAGCATTTAGAAAAGTATTATTTGCTGCAGAAAGCAGTAATGGCACTGACCCAAATAGAAAAATTCCGCACGATGGAGGAGTAATTGGAGATTATCAACAAAAACCTGTGTTCATGAAAGAATGGAACCCCGGTGGTGATGTCAATAAAACAGAAGACCAACTTGTTGCGTTAGCTAATTTTTTCGAAGAAACCAGAAAAAAATATGATGGTAATATGATTTATGTTTTTGCAGAATATATTGCTGGCTCTACAAATATGGCAAAAGCAGCAAAAATTGCTAGAGAAGAACACATTTCATTAGAGGATGCATTAGCAAGAAAAAATCCTGGAACAGTTGCTGATGCAATCAAACGCTCGAATATGTATGATGACGAAACTAAAACTGGTAAGCAACGACAAGCAGACATTGTTAGAAATTACGAAGAACAGGAAAGAGAGAAAAAACGTGCAGCTGATAAGGCTTTGTCTGAAGAACAAAGAAAACAAGAACGTATTACTCAAATTTCAATTACCGAACATAATAAAAGACTAAGACTTGAAGATGATACGACTTCTGACCTTCTTGAAAAATCAAAAATTCGAGAAGCAAATGAAATCAAGATGATACAGGAAAGTATGCAGCGTTTGAAAGCTGAAGGAATGCTAACTGTAAAAATTGAAGAAGATATGCAAGCTCAAATCACCAATATAACTAAAAAAGGTGAAGAAGAACGAAATAAAATACAAGAAGCTGCTGCTAAAAAAGAAGAAGAAAGAACTCGTCT